TCTACCTCTACCATAAGTTCTTTCGGCTTCTTCGTACTCCATAGGTTTATGCATACCAAATTGATTTGGTTCCCATTTAGTAAATCTACATCTACGTCCTAACAATGTGCCAATAGATCCAGATGTCTGTGCAGTCTTAGATGTGTAATTCATTAAGTCTCTGACAAAAGGTACGTTGGTATGATAAGTATTAAATAATTCTTCTGCCTCTTGTTTTGTATTTAATCCTAGCTCTGCCTGTAATTTAGCTTTACCCATACCATAGAAAAGACCCAAATTGATCGTCTTGGCTTGTGTTCTAGATATGTTGGCCATGTCTGCTACAGTTTGGTGAAAGTCTACAGTGTCATCTTTAAATTTATCTACAATGCTTGCAACAGATTCATCAAAACATATTGGTTCTGTTGTTGCAGCATAGTGTACAACTAATCTTGGTTCTTGTTGTGAGTAATCAAAACAACCCCACTGATGTTTATCTTCTGGTATAAATAAAGAACGAATCATTGGTCCTAAATCTTTATTTCTTGCAGGTATCTGCTGTAAATTAGGGTTAGAATAACTAAATCTACCTGTAACTGTACCACCTTGATCAGATCTTATTGGGTTAATATCTGCATGTATTCTGCCTCTATGTTGATGTTTTAGTATGGTATCTATGAATGTTGTGTGTGCCTTGTTTATCTCTCGTGCCTTTGCTATACTTTTGACTAACGGATGTTGATGAGTGGAAAGGAAATTTTTAGTAAATGAAGGTGACCCAGTTTTCTCGGTTGTGGCGTAAGTTAAAGACAGCTTATCGAATACTTTTGCGATCGATCTTGCTGCCCATATTTGAACATCTTGTCCTGTTTGCTTTTTTACTTCTAATAGGAGTGACTCTTCCTGTGTTTGTAACTGCCGTTTCAATTTATGAGCACGTTCGATATCGACACGAACGCCTTTAAATTTCATATCAATTAGACACGGAAACAATCTTGTTTCTAAATCAAATATGTTTGTTAGATTTTGTTTATTTATTTCTCTAGATAAAACTTTAAATAATTCTAATGTAAGTTCTGCATCTTTTTCAGCATAGCTTCCAACATACATTGCTGGTAGTTTATATAATTCTTTTTTAGGATCTATACCCCAAGACTCTGCAGCTTCTTTCAAAGCTTTCTCGTCTTTTACTTCACCAAGATAATCAAATGAAATACTATTAAGTGTGTACCATAATCTATTTTCATCAATTAATGATGCCATCACCATGGTATCAATAATATGTCCATTAATAGGTATACCGTATGCTTTTATCCAGCAAACATCATACATTGCATTGTGAAATATTTTTACAGAATCTGTTGCACAAACTTTTTTAAACCATTCTAAAACTATTCTTTTATCTAAATTACCACCACCTTCATGTGCGATTGGATAATAACCAGACCATCCTTCGGTAGCTACAGCTACGCCTACAATTTGACCATGACCTTGTATTGCACCAGATCCTCTAGATTTTAAATCAGGATCTTTTGTTTCCAAGTCAATCGCAATGTACTTTGCATCAGATAAATCTGGAAAGCTTTCGGGACAATCCCATTCTGTTTGAGCTGTAAACATTATTTCTTTTTCTTCTTAACATCTTGTAACTTCTTTTTCTCTAATTCGCAATAGTGAATGATCTTATCAAGATCTTCTATTCCGTTCTTGTGCATATACCTGCAAACGTACTTCACAACACACCCTTGGAAAAACGAGAGATTATTTTTTGAAATAAACTCGTATGGCTGTATGTTAAAATACATGTAATGGGATCCTCCTATTTGTTTATTTTGTGGTTTGACTTTATCCATTTCGTCAAACATACCGACGTCTGTCATACTATTGGTCCTCCTATGTTATATTGATAATCACCCATTGACTGTGGGAGATATAGATTTTCTCTTGCTCTTGTTATACCTACAAAAAACAATCTGTGTTCTGGGTCAGGATCTTTCAATGCTGCATCATATATTATTTTTTCAATATCTGTATACAAAACAACATTATCACATTCTTCACCTTTTACTCCATGTATTGTAGATACTTTTATCCTTGCTGGTTTCATTAGATCATCACCGTTCTTTAGAATCGTTCTAATGTAGTCTTTACTTGCATCAGGAAAATTTAATGTTTCCCAGCTCCCCGACGCTCGCAACCCGTGATCAGATCTTAGCTGATCTAGGTCAACACCCGTTATATTTCTAAGAGTCTTGCCGCCTGCGTATCCTCTTTCAAGATGTCCATGTTTTACAGTTAGATAAGACCATAAATCTTCTACGTCTTTCTTATTTACTATTGCACCTTGATGCAAACGTTGCCAGACTCGGTATGCATTTAACATGTCTTCAGGCAACAGAGAGTGACTCTTTGCATCAAACCTTAAGTTCATGTCATATAAATATTCTTTTATAGGTTCTAGCATCTTGTTTGTTCTAGCTAGGATCATCCAGTTACCAGAGTTTAAATTTAATTCTTCTAGTGTTACATCTTCATATACATTTCCTTCAGCTTCCCTAGGTTTCCATTGCTTATCTAGTCTCTCTGACATGTATGGAAATATAGATTCAGCTAACTTATGTATCTTCTTAGGCACTCTCCTAGATATTATCTGAGGATCTGTGTCTCCTTTTAACTCTATAAATATTTTAGGATCAGCTCCTTGAAATGTGTAGATGGTTTGATCATCGTCCCCTGCAATGTAAGAACGAATGGAGACGCTCTCTATGTAAAAATACATATCCCATTGCAGAGGACTTAGATCTTGTGCTTCATCAAGAAACACAACATCGATAGTAGGACATTTACACTTATCGACAAACTGTGAAATCATATCAGAGTACTCAACCATACCTGTTCCATTTTTAAAATTTTTTAGATCCTCGTTTAATTGTTCTACAAAACCAAGATCAATCAAATGTATAATATCTAAATCTATTGCTGCTTGTTGTAGATCTAATTTTCTAGATCTTGCATATTGAATTACTTTCATATTTGGATTCATGTATTCTACATATCCAGCTTCGTTTACATAAGATTCAAAAGAAAGATCTCTACATATCTGTGAAAAGTTTTTAAAACTATTCCATCTGCTTCCTTTCAATAACTGTGTATTAGTATCAATCTCTAGTTCATTAGATCCTAAAGAATGCATTGTGCCTATGTGATATAGATCATCTTTTATTCTTCTTCGCGCTTCTCTCGCTGCAGCATTACTAAAAGATATGTATACGATTTTTTGTGGATCTATTTTATTCTCATTTAATTCTTTATCAAGATACTTTGTAAGAGTAAAAGTTTTACCTGTGCCAGGTGGACCATGTATAATTTTTCTATGCAAACGGAGCCTCTTTTATTTTTGTCTTTCTTATAATTGGTTTATCTATTTCAACATTTTCTATAATAAGATACCTTGTAGACTTGTTATCTAGTTTAGCTACCTCTTCTTCTGCCTC